AAAAAGGTTGCGGAATGTGCTTACTGTCTTTATGAAGTCAAAGAGGGCGTAACAAAAAAGGATTTAAAGATATATGAGAATATGTCTATGGCTGAGGGTGCATCTGCTAAGATGAGAACATTGCAGTTAAAGGAGCAGATGTTTAATCAGGTAGAAAACAATCCTATACTTGACTTATTAGCAAAACCAAATCCTTTACAGACTTATGAAGAATGGATGACTGATCTTGCAGGGTTTTACCTATGTACAGGCGATGGTTATATATTTGGCAATGGTAAGGATGATGTGATGACCGAGAAACAAATATGGTCACAACTATACTGCTTACCTAGTCAATGGATTGAGATTATCTCAGGTGGTATGTTTGAGCCAATTAAAGGATATTCTTTGACATCTATCTATATAGAAGAAGTACCTTTACCTGCTAATCAGGTTGTTCACTTTAAATCATTTAATCCTGACTTTACTTTAACAGGAGCGCAGTTATACGGACAGTCACCTATTAAAGCTATTTACAGAAACGTATTAAAAGAGAATGAAGGCGATAACGAATTATTAAAGCAGATACGTAATGGTGGTGCTATGGGCTTTATTTCTCCTGATGGGAATGGTGCAAGTTTGACAAAGGATCAAATGAATCTGTTAAAGGAAAAGATAGTTGATGCCAAACGTGGTGAGAGCTTAATGGATAGAATATTCCCATCATCAGGACCGCTAAAATGGACTCAGATTGGATTACCATCTACTGATTTACAACTAATAGAATCTCTTAATATAGATACTCGTAAAATATTTACTGCTTTTCATGTTCCTATACAATTCTCAGGTAGTGAATCAGCATCTACAGATAATAACATGGGATGGGCATCTAAGCAGTTAATTTATAACGCAACCGCTCCATTATCTCGCAAGATTAGAGATGCAATCAACAAGTTTGTTTGTGAGCCATACGCTAAAGCATACGGCAAGAAATACTACTTTGATTTTGACTTTAGTTCTTATCCTGAGATGCAGGAAGATATGGCAAAGCTAACTGACTGGTTGGCTAACTCATATTGGATTACTCCTGATGAGAAACGTATTGCTCAGGGTTACGATAAGATCAGCACTCCAGAGATGCAGAATATTTACGTACCTGCTAACTTAGTACCTATTGAGGAGTTGTCTTTAGACCAGGCGTATAACAATGCAACCATAAATGGCAAGTAGTGTTAAATACCACAAAACCTATTTAAAACTTCATAAAGAGTATGAGGCTTATGCTTATCCTATCATTAAGAAGGCATTAGATGAGCAGACATCGGCAGTTGCTGATTTTGTGAATGAAGATAACTTTGATAACATAGAATTATACATTCAGTTCTTAATTCAGCAAAAACCTTTATATGATGGATTAGAAAAAATCTATACAAAGGTTGGCGTATCAGCTGCGACATTCTCTTATGACTGGATACGTAATTCAGTACCAAAAACAAAAAAGGATTTTATTACAGATTTCTTTAATCCTCAATGGTATATTGAGATGGTTGAATATTTTAGGCTAATTGGAGGCACTAAAGTTCAAGGTATAGATGATACAACTAGAGATAAAATTAACAACTTATTAGCTAATATTTTGGGACAAAATTTGTCCAGAAGAGAACAGGCAAAGTTATTTGAGGAAACACTAAACGATCCTTCATTTAATCGTGCAAGGTCTTTGGTAATTGCTAGAACAGAATCTACAACTGCTGCAAATCATGGCATCAATGAAGGTGCTAAGAGTTCTGATTATGAAGTTTCTAAGTTTTGGATAAATACAAAAGATAAACGGACAAGGCGAACTCATTTAGCAATGACTACAGAAAGGATACCAATTAATCAGCCTTTTATGGTTGGTTCTAGTATGATGATGTATCCGGGCGATGTTGGTAATGAGTTAAATGAAATACCTGCTAGTGAGGTTGTAAATTGCCGTTGTGTTATGGCTACAGAAGCAACATTGGATTCAGATGGTTTGCCAATACTAAAGCCTAGAACGCCTCCATACTTAAAAGACTTAAAAGCTAAAACCTATAATGATTATCCAGAGGCAGCGGTAAATAATGCTAAACGTGCTTTAAAATACGCAGAAGAAAACGGATGGGGCGAATGCGGTACGCCAGTTGGCAAAGCTAGAGCAAGGCAGTTGGCAAATAGAGAGCCTTTGTCAAGAGATACAATCGCTAGAATGGCATCATTCAAAAGGCATCAGCAACACGCCGACGTTCCTTATACAGAGGGTTGCGGTGGTTTGATGTGGGATGCATGGGGCGGAACGGCAGGAGTAGAATGGGCAATTAGAAAATTAAAACAGATAGATGCGGAATAATTTTGATATTTAAAAAATTAATATATTTGTAAAGATGAAAGGATTATTAGAATTTAAGAACTACAATGCCGAGATAAAGGACATGGATTCCGAAAGGATGACAGTTACAGGATACTTTGCAAGTTTTGGCAATGAGGATTATGATGATGATATTATCATGCCCGGTGCCGCAACTAAAACAATCGCAGAGCGTGGTCCTATGGGATCGAATGAGATATTCTTTTTAAATCAGCATAACTATGCGCAACCGCATGGAAAGCCTATGGTTTTAGAGGCTCAGGAGAGAGGTATATACTTTGAGAGTAAAATAGCACCTACATCATACGGAAGGGATGCAATGATTCTTTACGCTGAGGGAATTGTAGTTCAGCATTCGATTGGTTTTTCAACTATTAAATCAGACTACGATCAAAAGACAGGGATTCGCATGATTAAAGAGATTAAATTATACGAAGGATCGAATGTAACTTTGGGCGCTAATCCTCAGACTCCATTCACAGGGTTCAAGTCTTTGACAATGGCAGAGATAAATGATCAGGTTGCAAAAATGATTAAGTTGCTAAAAGATGGTAGCTTGACAGATGAAGGCTTTGGTAGGTTGGAAATAGCATTAAAGCAATTCCAATTAGAGGCTTTCAATTTAGGTAAAAATTCACTATTAGATACAGAGCCGACATTAGTCACTCCAGTAAAAGATGAGCCGAATATATTAACAAGTTTAATTAACGTTTTACAAAACTAAAAAATGGACAATTTAGAATTAAAGGCTCAGGAGTTGCTAGATGCAAACAAAGCTAAAACACTAGATGAGGCAAAGACCATCATCTCAAACGCAATCAGCGAAGCTACTAAAGCAGTTGATGCAAAATTAGAAGATGCAGTAAAATCTGCAAATGTTCGTATTGACGAAATGGACAAAGCATTGCTTGAAGCCAAATCAGAAAACAACAGAATCAAAATGGATGCACAAAGCAAAGAGCCAGTATCTTTCAATAAGGCATTTGCTACTGCAATGGATGAGAACTCTGATAACTTAGAGAAATTCCGTAGAAAAGAAATAAAGCAGTTTGCAATGGAATTGAAGACTGTAGGTGATATGTCACTTGCTAACATTACTGACTTAGCTGCTGCTAACGTTCAGATGTTACCGGGCATCATTCCTGCTGCTCCTCGTAAGTTGCACATCAGAGCATTACTTCCAACTGGAGTTATGAATACATCTGCAATTCACTACTTGCAAGAAACAGGTTCTGAAGGATCAGTTGCTGCATGGGAAGATAATTCAGGAACTAAATCTCAAATTGATTACGATTTAACTGAAGAGGTTGCACCAAGTGAATTCATCGCAGGTTACCTACGTATTACTCGTAAAGCGCTTGATGATATCTCTGCTATGCGTTCTTACCTTCAATCTCGTTTGTTAGAGCAGTATCTTGATGCTGAAGATAATCAATTACTTAACGGATCTGGTGTTTCTCCAAATCTAGGCGGTTTGATTACTAATGCTGAGGCATACACAGGATTCCGTACCATTCAGGTTGAGAAGTTATTAGATTCAGTTGCACAAATTGAGTCAAACAACCACTCTGCAAATGGTATTCTTGTTAGTCCTGAGCAGTTCTATGCTTTGATGCTTACTAGAGGAACTACTAATGACTACACTCTTCCAGGTGGAGTTGCAGTTGATCTTGTAAATGGTCAAATGTTTATCTCAGGAGTTCCTATCTTTAAGTCTACTGCAATGAGCGATTCTAAGTATTTAGTTGGTGACTGGTCAAAAGGTGCGCAACTATTTGTACGTGAGAATCCAATTGTTAGATTCTTCGAAGAAGATGGTACAAACGTTCGTGAGAACAAGATTACTGTTCGTGTTGAAGGTCGTATTGCTTTACCAATATACTACACAGATGCATTCGTAACTGGATCTCTTAACGCTAATCCTAGCTAATTTTTTTGGTTAATAAGTGTAAGGATGAAAAGCCTGTCATTAATTTGGCAGGTTTTTTTTATTCTATTATGTTAATTAAATAATTACCTTTGCTTTATGTTCAAAGCCAATTTTATAGGTCAAGAGGGATTATATAAACACAAAGAGTATGAAATCAGAATTGGCGTCATAAATGGATGGATTCATGTCCGTAGAAAGTGTGGAGCAGGTCGAATGAATTACCCATCAATATTAGAGTTTATAAAAGATTGGGATAACATTAGAAAAATATGACACCACAAGAAAAAGCAAAGGAGTTAGTTGAAAAGTTTAAAACACCTGTAAAACCAGACGAATCATATAGCGATTACAATGTTAATTATCTTGCTTGTGCATTAATAGCAGTAGATGAGATAATCAATGGGTATGAATTTGATATTTTATATATTGAACATAAAAGAATAATGGACAATATTAATTTTTGGGATGAAGTTAAACAAGAAATAATAAACCTATAACTTGACAAAAGAATTTAAAAAGTAAACCTATAACTTAAAAATTTATGAGAATATTCCATTTAGGTTTATGCGTTGGTCCTCCTCCTTTTGATTCAATGCGCAAAGCGTTTTTAGCTAACTCAAGCGATTACATAGAGTTAAGCACAGGAGACAAAGAGGTAAATAGCAAAGCTATTGCAATGGCTAAAGCATTTAAGCCTGATATTATATTCATGCAAATTCAATCAGCTAACATTATCCAAATAGAAACTGTCAAGGAAATGAAAAAGACAGGAGCATGGATTTGCAATTGGAATGGAGATGTAAGAGATGCAACTCCAAAATGGATGATTGAAATGGCTGAGTATGTAGACCGCACTTTGTTTACTAATCTAAGAGATGCAAATAATATTAAGAATGGGGGCTATTTAGAGATTGGTTATGATCCTGAGATATACACTCCAGAGGGCAATGCTTTGAACTTAAAAGAAATAGGTTTTTTTGGCAATAATTACGGACATACTATGTTTCCATTGTCAAATATGAGAATAGAAATGAATGAGTTATTAAATAGGCATTATAGAGGGCAGTACGGAGTCTATGGCAATAACTGGAATAATGCCTCAGGTAATTTCAATCATAGTCAAGCAGATGAATCAAAAGCATATAGAGGTATTAAGATAGGTATTAATTTAAGCCATTTTGATGAGCCTAAATACTCAAGTGATAGGATATTAAGGATAATGGGATCAGGGTGCTTATGCCTAGCTAAAGAATATCAATTTATGCCTTTTACAGATGGTGAACATTTAAGAACGTGGAAAACATTTCCTGAGTTAATTGAACTCATAAACTATTATTTGGCAAATGAAGCTGAACGCAAACAAATAGCCAAACAAGGTCAGGAATATGTAAAACAAAATTTTACTTTTGATAACATGGTAAAGAATTTAATAGAGATATATGAGCAAGTTTAAGGTATTAGGGTTTATGACAATCCATTACGCAGGAGATTACTTAAAAGAGTCTTTGTTATCAGTTGTTGACCATTTAGATAAAATGGTAATTGCTTATAGTAAGCAACCATCTCAAGGACATGGAACGCAAATGGAATGCCCAGATAATGAGCAGTACATTTTTGATACTTGTAAAGAGGTTTTAGGTGATAAAATGATATGGGACAGAGCAGATAGATACGGCGCAGAGAATGAGCATCGCAATGTAAAATACAAATATACTCATGGCTTTGATTTAGTATTGACAGTAGATTCAGATGAGGTTTATAAATCAGATGAGTT